CACCTAAAGCTTTTAATGCTTTTTCAGCACCTAATTTCATTAAACTTCCTAATGCTGCTCCCACAGTTGTGGTTTCTAATATATCAAAAAACATATAATGGCCAGTGCCTAAATTTTGTACATCATTAGGATAATAAACAGTACCATATTCATAGGGGTTTTGTTTCATATGCGACATAGGACTTGTGTCGCCTAGTTCTAAAGGTGATTTGTTTAATATTTTTGCGGCGGCCGCATTTGTTTGAATACTGTTTTTTGCTTTATCAAATAACGCACCACCTAAGCCACCAGCCAAACCGGCCAATCCACCACCTACTGCTTGTAAATTACTTAGATTTTTTTGAACGATACTTGCTACTTTTCCTAACACGATAAATACCTTATATGATTAATAGTAATATTTATATGTGATATGAGAACAAGTTATAAAGGAATTTACAAACCTACACACCCTAAAAAGTACGCTGGTGACCCAAATAGAATAGTATATCGTTCACTATTAGAAAGGCGTATGATGGTGTATTTGGATAAAAATGATGCTGTTGAGTTTTGGGCTAGTGAAGAAATACCTATTATCTATCGTTCACCTATTGATTATCGTATTCATAGATACTATCCTGATTTCATATTCAAGTTAAAAACAGGTAAGAAATATATGGTTGAAATAAAACCATACCGCCAGTGTTTCCCACCTAAGAAACCAAAGAAACAAAGTCGTTCTTTTGTAAGTGAACAATTAGAATATATAAAGAACCAAGCTAAATGGCAAGCCGCTAAAGTGTATTGTGAAGGCAACGATTTAGAGTTTAAGATATTTACTGAAAAGGATATAGGCGTCTATAACTAATATAAATAACTATATGAAACGTGAATTTACATTTTCAAATACAGATTGTAGTTTTTCTTATCAAATATCTGATTTTGACAAGATTACCACAAAAGATTTCTTTGAAGCTATTGATTTAACTAATACAGAAATTTTTGATGAGATGAAACAAAAAAACATATCATCAGTAGCATTATTATTATCTGGTATTGATTCTGAAATGATAGCCAATTCATTATACAATCTTAAAATACCAACAGAGCATTATTTCTTTCATATATTAGGAGTAAACGATCATTTAAAAGAGTTGGTGGAATCTATATCTAAAAAATACGACACAAAATTAAATGTATTTGAAGCATCATTAGAAGATGTTTTAAATTATACATTAAATAATTTTCATAAAAATTATGTAGCATACCCTTTATACTCAGCAATACCGTTTTTTATAGATAAAATACCTAATGATAGATTCATTATTATTGGAGAAGGCGATTTAGAAAAAAGAGATTTAATAAAATATTTTAAAATTTATGAAAAGAAAGAAAATACAGATGACCAATCTTTTTATATTCCAATGCACCTATGTGAAATAACTTATAAAAAGGCTTTAGACAATGCAAATAAGATAGGTGAATCTAATTTTTACAGTAGAAATTTTAATTTATGGCATCATATATTAAAAGATAATAGGTTAATTACTAATGAAAAATACTATTATGATCCTAAAACTGTATTGATAAATGAAATGTCAATAACAAAAAAATTCTTATCACCTATAAAAACTATAAACTTTTCATCTAATAATACTAATCAAAATAATTTAGCAAAATATAATGATATGATGTCAAAATTACAAGAAATAGGTCATCAAAATACACACTGGAATCATTATATTGGTGATTTAGTGAGAGTTCCAAAAGATTTAGTTTTTTCTAAGTAATCTATATTTTTCATCATAAATATATTAAATGGTTTCAATACTAGACAAATTAACTAATAAACAAGGCGATACTACAAAGTCAGCAAGTTGGTATAAAAATGCTGTACAGTCTATTGGCCAAAAGATTAGTGCCAATAAATTAATGGCACAAGGTAAATTGACTGCACGACCAAATTTAGGTTTATTAAATTTATTCTTTTATGACCCAAAGTATAAAGAAACGTTACCATACTACGATACATTTCCTCTTGTGTTACCATTAGAAGGAATTAAAGGTGGTTTTAGTGGTTTAAACTTTCATTATTTACCACCATTATTACGATTACAATTATTAGAAAATATGCAAAGATACGCAACAAGTCCTAAAATAGACACAGCAAGATTTGACGTAAGTTGGTCAAGGGTAAAAAATATACCACTTGTAAAACCAACAATCAAAAAGTATTTGTACAAACACGTTAGGTCAAGTTTTTTAAGAATTGATTTATCACAGGCCGCTATTGCTTGTTATTTACCTGTGCAACAGTTTCAAAAAAGGCCTGCTGCTGGCGTATATGCAGCTTCAAGGAGATCATTGTAATGGCCATATTAAGAGGTGGAGTTCGTATAGGTGGTTTTGATATAAGATTAGGTTTACCACGTGATCGTTCTTTAGATAATGTTGAAGGCGATCCAAGATTTAGACAAAAAGCAGGTGGCAATCCTGAAACTACTATAGGCCGTTTTCAATCTTATATTAATGAGGCAGAAGGATTTGCTCGTAAGGCAAGGTTTTATGTTGAGTTTAATTTACCACGTGTAGAAGATAGTCCTTCCACAGGTGCACCTACATTAAATGGTTTTGCAAGACAAGGTTCTGAAATTGCTATAAATGATATTAATTTGTCAACAGCAGCTGAAGAACAACTAACTACATTTTCAAATCAAGCAGAAATGACTTCTTTACATAAAGCAAATGGTCGTAGAGTTCAAGCATTTTGTAATTCAATCAGTATGCCAGAAAGAAGTATTGAAACAAAAGAAATACGACATCACGGTCCTGCATACAAGATAGCGTTTGATTATAAATCTGCTGACATTACAGCACAATTTTATTGCGATAAGTTTTTAAGAGAAAGATCATACTTTGAATTATGGCAAGCGGCCGTTTTCAGTTTAAAGTCACACAATTATAATTTTTATGACAATTATGTATCTGATGTAAACATATTTCAATTAGGTCAATTTGCAAGTCGTAACGAAAGAGATGATATTACATATGCTGTTAAACTATTTGATTGCTTTCCAAAGATTATAGGGCCTGTTACATATAGTTATGATAATAATGCAATACAAACATTTGAAGTAACTTTTACATTTAGATATTGGGTAAATTACTTCTTAGAAAGATCAGGCAATATAGAATTAGGTTCACCAAACTTTAGAGGCGTAAATGTAAAAAGTGGCGCAGGTATGTTTGGCGGAATATTAAACAAATTACCACCAGAATTAAGACGTGCTGGTGTTGATGTATTACAAGGACTAAAAAGACGTATACCAATCGGTGGTATTACAGGCGGAAGAGTATTTCCTCCGTTTGGCAATTTCCCACCACTTAATTTATAATAAAAGGAGATAATTATGGCGTTGCCTAAAATTGAAGTGCCAACATATGAGTTGACATTACCATCAGAAGATAAGAAAATAAAATATAGACCATTTCTTGTAAGAGAAGAAAAGATATTATATATCGCAATGGAAACAGGTCAAAATAAAGAGATGATAAATGCTCTTAAAGATGTAGTAGGAGCTTGTACATTTGACGTATTGAATGTAGATAGACTACCTATATTTGATATAGAATATTTATTTTTACAAATACGAGCTAAATCTGTATCAGAAATAACTAAATTCAGAGCAATATGTCCTGATGATGGTAAAACTTATGTTGAAACAGAAGTTGATTTAACTAAAGTTGAAGTTCAGGTAGATGATGAACATACAAATAGAATAATGTTAGAGTCTGAAAGAAATCTAGGATTAGTATTAAAATACCCTACACTTAAAAATTATGATGTTGGTAGAGGTTTGGATAATATAGAGATAGACAAAGTATTTAATATATTAATTGATTGTATTGACCATATTTTTGAAGGAGATAAAATATATCCTGCTAAAGATACATCAAAACAAGAATTAAAAGAATTTATTGAAGGTTTACCACAAGATGCCTTTACTAAAATTAAATCTTTTTTTGATACAATGCCTAAATTGAAACACGAAGTTGAGGTTACAAATCCTAATACGAATGTAACTAGTAAAATAGTGTTAACAGGTATCGCAGATTTTTTCGGATATGCCTCGCCCACAACACGCTAGAGGCATATTTTGAAACTAATTTTGCGTTGCTGCAACATCATAAATATTCATTAACCGAGATTGAGAATTTAATACCTTGGGAACGTGACATTTATGTATCATTATTAGTAGCTTATATTAAAGAAGAACAAGAAAGAAGAAAAAGGGAGAGTCAATGAGTACACAAAATAAAGAAACAGGTTTTAATACAAAGTGGAGGCCTGCTATGGGCTGGTTATATCTGGCCGTTTGTGCCTTTGATTTTGTTATATTTCCTATATTATGGAATTTTGCCCAAGCAACATATTTAAAAACAGTTGTGTTTACACAATGGAATCCACTAACATTACAAGGTGCTGGTTTCTTTCATATTGCAATGGGTGCTGTATTAGGTGTAACAGCATATGGTAGAACACAAGAAAAGATTGAAACTAAAAAAATAGAAGCAACTAAAATAAAAATTAATTTAGACGAAGATCAAATAGGATAATAAATGGCTGATGACTTTTTAGACGATTCGGATGAGTTAAGAGGTGCCCTAGGTGGTAAATTTATTAGACAAATAGAAAAAATTGAAAAAGCACAAGAAAAATCCAATAAAAAATTAGAAGAAACAAATACTGAAATTAAAAAAGTCAGTCAAAAATTACCTTTACTTACACAATTAAAAGGTGCATCAGAAAAATCTGGCGGTAAATTAACTTCAGAAGCAGCATTAAATTTAATGCGAACAATAGGATCTACAGTTAGTACTCTAACACAAGACGCAGAAAAAGCAGTAATAAAATCTATGGGTTCTGTTGAAGTTAATTTAAAACAAACTTTAGATTTATTAGCATCACCTAACGAAGAAGCACAAGACGAAGCACTAGATAGAATAGAGAGTTTACAAAAAGCTTTCGGCACTGATTTTGATAGAATTGTAGAAGCAATGGGTGCTAATACAAAAGATTTAATAGCTGCAAGACAATTTACAAGAGAAGATAATAAAAAGAAAGATGAATTACAAGATAGAATAGTCCAAGAAAGAATACAAGTAAGAGATGAATTAAGAGAAAGAGGCATTAATACAATATTAGACAAAAAAACAAATACGTTAAAAGTTCAAACTTTACAACAAGAAAAACAAACTAAACAACAAATTTTTAAAGATGAAGAAAGATTAATTCAACAAACAAAAGAAAATAATAGAATAATAAAAGAATTAAGAAGTAAAGAAACATTTGATAAAGGTGATGAACAAAAAATACTTAACATTAAAAATAAAGAAGAAGCTACAAGAAAAGATTTAGAACAAAGAAAAGAACAAGCTAATATAAAACCAGACGAAAAATTTGATGGCTTTTTTTCACAAACTTATGGTGCTGCTATAGATTCTGCAAAGAATACTTTTGGTGAATTACAAAATGGCATAAAATCAGTTGTAAAAGGTTTTAAAAATCTACCTGGTGCTATAGGTGGTTTTGCAAAAGGTATAGGTAGAGCTGCTTTATCTGTAGGAGTATTTGCTGCAAAAGGATTATTAATAGGTCTTGTAATAGGTGCCGTTATATATGGATTATATAAACTATATCAAGCATTTCAAAAGGCTAAAAACTTTGTTTCAAATCTTTTTAGTTTTGGTAAAAAGAAAGAAGAAGGAGCTGATACATCAAAAGATGCATTATCTGGTGAAATCGCAAAAGGTGATACTATTAATAATAATAGTGATAACAAATCATCTACCTCAACTTCAACTTTAACAACAGCTGGTGATATAAAGAATACTACATCAATAGAAAATCAAGCAACAGATACTAGTAAACAAGCCGCTTTAGGTGAGGCATTTCAACAAAAGTTTCCTAATATAAAACCATTGACTAGACAGCCTATGAATGTAAATAAGATGAGTGCTGATATGGCTGCTGAAAAAGAATCTAAACCGGGTAATATTATTTCAGCACCATCTAGTTCTAATAATGTTGTAAGTAATACAGTGAATCAAAGTATGTCAATGATACCTAGCAATCCTGATCGTTCTTTTATTAATTTAAATACAGTGCCGATTTAAACAGTGGCCATTTCTGGCCACCGTCAAAGTTATGAGTAAAGAGAGAGATTACTCGTCATCCGCCAATTTACTAAAGTAAGAC